CATCTATAATTATGACCCCAATTGGCTTGTCGGTCTAATTACAAATCAAAATGAAAGGTACACAAAATGACTTTTTACACATTTCTAGTTTTAACATATGTCGTAGCTGGTGTAGAAATTGAGAAAAAAACACTGTATAGTAGCCAGTACGAGTGTGGAAACGCATTACCAGCCGTATATAAACCATATGAAGATATGGATAGTATGGCGCAATGCATTATGACAGATAAAGTTTCTGGTATTAGTGTAAAACCTAAAATACGTCCAAAAGGGCTTAAATTATAACGTAATGTCAAATCTAACTGGTAAAGCATCTATTGGACTAAAAAAACCAAAGGCGAAAAAAGATGAAAAATTCCTTAAAGAAATCAGACAAAAAAGATGCTGTATCTGCCAAAAATTCGGCGAAGTCCAAAGAAGCCCCACAACGGCGCACCATCCTATCCATGATAGGTTCAGTGGTGCAAAGCGTCCAGACAGCACTGCTATCCCTTTATGTGAAGATCACCACCAAGGTTTATGGGGTAATGACAAAACTAAAATCGCTATTCACAAAGAGCCGATAAAGTGGCGTGAAATGTATGGTGCTGATTATTCTTATTGCACATTAAAATAGTTGGCGAGTAGCGTAATATTTGTTTCTCGCCAATCTGTAACCTCATAAACAACATCACAATATTGAGCGATACTAAAATCATTGCCATAATTGGTTATGCTATCACCAAAGAATATTAATTCTTGATCATAAAAATTTTCTAAAATTTGGCTTTTATCTTTTCCAACTGGATAAATATCAACTCCAGTTTCACCAGCAATCACACATTCGATCTCTGGAAAGTTTGTTTTTACCTTATGTACCAGCGCTATTCTTTCTTCACTGTAGTTATCCCAATCAGTATAAATCTTGCGATCTGTTACTGTTGGCTGTTGACCGCTGATGCTGAAATTTAACATTCCGTTTCTGAAATCAAAGTGTTTGCCGTTTTTATGTGGAAACGCTGAAACTGCTAAGAAGTTTGCAAGTACAGCAATTAAATATGGTGATGGTGTCCATGTATTTTTTGATATGAGCTTATTTTGTATCCAATGCTCATTTCCAGCACATGAGAAAACGCCATCAAGAGAATTACAAATTTCATCTCCAAGTTGCCATTTAATCTGATTGTAACCAGCGCCAGAAACTACATAAGTGTAGTTTGCTTGACAGAAATGGCTGAATACTTCTGCAAATGAAGGCTCAATTTTTGACCTATTATCAGTCAAAGTGCCATCCATATCAAAAATAAATCTTGGTATCATTTTATATTTTCTTCTGGCCTTCCGTCATCCCACTGTACCCTAACTTGTGTGTGTGGCTCAACATCAACATCACAATATCTTTTAAAGCAAGTTAAGTGCCAAACAGATGCATCATCTTCCCAAACAATTTTATTACATCCATCTAATATTGATTTTGCTAAATTATCTAAATCAAACCTTGATGGGATTATAGTTCCAGCCTGACACGCCAGAACTTTTGATTTTGAATATGATTTTGGTATTTGAAAATGTGAAGACATAAGAACACTTACCCTTCTATCTGTTGGCCTTAATCTAGCCTTCAGCATTGCCACCCACGCCGCTTGACCTACAGACTTTTCATAATCTTTTGTTTTTGGGTCTGTGTAAACATGACCTGACCTAGTAAATCTTGGTCGAGCCTTGCCTACAGGTGCGCCCATCACCTTAAATTCTAGTGTTTTTAACATTTCCCTGCTCCTTTTTTTAACTTTTTTTAATTATTTGTAAATTAACTGTTTACATTTGTAATCATAAGCTTTACAGATTGTTTATCAAATGAGGGTTCACCTCGCAACCATAGGGAATATAAATTATGAAAATCACAGTAGAACATGCAAATCGTAACCGCGAAACTGGCGATGTTGAAACATTTACAGCAGTTGCAGAAGTGCAAATTCCAGTAGAATTATCTGATTATGATAAAACTAATGAAGCTCTTGAGTATGCATACCGATGGACAAATAACATTGAAGGTTCTTGGTCTAGCGAGTTTTCTATAATTACTATTGCAGATGGTAGCCAACATATAAATGGTGATTTTAATAAAGATGTTACTGCATTAGAGCATAGGGAAGATGGTTTAGGTCTGCGGTCTACAATGGCATTTGATAGGTTCATCATTGATCATCAAGCAGAAGATGGTTCAGTAGTTCCTGAATACAGACGAACTTTTGAATGTGCATTTGTTGGCTTCAAAGAAATCAATTAATTTAACTGGGGCGCAAGCCCCACTAACTCGCGCTAGGAGGCGCATTGATATGAACGCAACTTGGGAAAAAGCTTATAATGAAGCAATTGATCTGGTTCATGAGTTTCCTGAAATGGAACTTACTTCAGCCCTGAAACAATTTGCCTCTAATCATGGCATTGAGGAAGGTGATGATCTCGCCAAATTCGTGAAATGGGGCTGGGATAAAATGTTACAAATGTATGCTGACTTTGAGCGTAAATAAATTAAACGGGGCATTTGCCCCACAACACTAGCGCTAGGAGGCGCATTCGAATGAAACTGTATACTAATGGAATGGGAAGCTGGGTAGGCACACAGGCGGAAGCTAAGAAAGCTTTTGGCGTTACTACCCCAACTGAAGTGCCAACTGATAAGGCGGCTTTGTTGGATTTCTTGAATGAAAAGAAAGTTGGTGGTGCAACTTCAACCACCGATAAGCTCAATGAGCATATACGTGCGGCTGTAACATCGCCTGACACGTCCACAGGATACCCCAGAAAGCCCTTTACTGAGGCTGATGCACCAGTAGGTGATTTAAGGTCTAGGGTGTACCCACACGGCAAACCTCATCAATTCACGACTATTCGGGAATGTGCTGAGAATGCCAGCCTTACAGATTTGCATCATGCTATTCATATTTACTTGGAACGCATGGATGAGCTTATACAGGCTGACAAATCATGAGCGCTTACGAGTGTAATGAATGCAAAGATACGGGTGTGGTTTCGTACCCGTATCAGCATTGCCACATGGATGATGAGATCACAATGCATGAAAAGTGCCGATGCAATACAAACCCACCTGATAAAGAGTTTTGGAAAGCTCAAGGTGTTTGTGACAATCTATCAATTGATGGAACGCCACAGCAATTTCATGATTATATAAATACCCTGCATCCTAAAGTAAAAAAATCAATGCTAAGTATGTATAGCATTAAGTTGTAAACAATTAGTTGACAGTGCTGTATTTTGCTGTATGATCTACATTATCAAATTGAAAAGGATTATTAAAATGGCATACCACGAAAACGATTATGGAAACAAATGGGATAACCCAAGATATGTAGCGGCTGTTGAAGCCAGAATTAAAGCTAATGCTATTATAGGTCGCTCTAAAAAGTTTTTTGCTAATGATGATCGCGCACAGGAAATCACAGAATTTCTAGCTGGCGCAAAATATGATAAACCAGATAGCTTTCTTGGAAAAATGGAAACAGCTTTAAATGATTATGGTTCATTAACTGAAAAACAGCGTGATGCAGTTGTGAAAATAATTGATAAAAGGGCGGCTCAACTTGCTGAACGCAAAGCGGCTGATGCTAATTGTGTTCATGTGGGTGTTGTTGGTGAGCGTCAATCTTTTGACCTGACAGTACAGCACGTTGTTGAATTTGATGGGTTTTACGGCACAACATACGTCAATATCTGCCGTGATGAGAATAATAATATTGTTATCTATAAAGGAACAAACTGCTGGGGTAACAAGGGTACTTTGATCAACTGCATGGCAAAGATCAAAGAACATGGTGAGCGCGATGGTATCAAACAAACCACAATACAGCGACCAACTAAAGTATCTGTATTAAATGATGATAGATACGAACCACTGAATGTTTAATCAAACGGGGCGAAAGCCCCATCAATCAAATGAAGGGTTATAAAATGCAATTTGAAACAGAAAATGAATTCATAAACTTCTTAGATGGTGCAAAGCACAATATGAGAAAAGATGATTTGGCCACTAGGTTCTTGTACCACTACAGGACAGAACCTGAAGTCTATCAGATGTTTGAGCAGTTCACTCTACAGTTAATATCTAAGAGGCCAGATCGCGGTTCACATTGGATGATAGGCAATAGAATGCGCTGGGAAAGCACAGTCAATTCATCAACAGAACGCTACAAGATAACCAATGACTATCTTGGCCTTTATGCGCGATTGTTTATGGCACGTCATCCTCAACATAATGAATATTTCCAAGTGAAAGAAATGAAAAGGATTATTGGAATATGATACAAAGTAAATGGAAAAAATTGCTGTATATGCAAAAGGCTGAACGTATTGGCCTTATAATGGAACAAATTGTTCAGGGATATACTATGGCTGAAGCCGCTAGAGTATTGGGAATGCATCGTCAGCAATTGTATCGCTTCTGCAAAGAAAATGATTTGAAATTTATCAAGCCAACAAAAGAGGCAACAAAGTGAAAGAGTTGCCTTTAGAATTGAAAGATATTCACAAGAACTTAGTGGATACCTTGAATGAAAAATACACTCAATGGACAAAGAAAGATAGTCCGTTGAGTGCAAAAAAACAATACTTTGAAGCAAAGAACCAGCTTACAAAGTGGAAACAAATACAAACAGAAAGGGGATATAGAATATGAGTATTTCATTAAGTAATGTGGAAATTACTCTTGATAGCTTTATCAGGGCGCATGGAAGAAAACCAACTGAAGCTGAAGCATCTGCATTAATGCGGTTAAAGGCCAAGCAAGAAAAAAGGTATGGTGGTGAGGAAACTCATTCTAAGTTTGATAGGGGGCGTATATCACAACAAAAAGCAATTGCGGCCAACAAAAGAAAACAAAAAGAGTTGGATTATATTGTTGTTAATAAACAAACCATCACCATAAACAGGCTATTGGTTATGAATTTAAACAACATTCAAATTGCATATGCTCTTCACTTATCACTACCAACTGTAGAACGGGTTGTTGATAAGTATGATTTACCTAGAGATAAATTAATATTAAAATAAGAAAAAATCGTGTGGGGCGCGATGAATTTAAATGTAGCGCATTTGGTAACACATCTATCTAAGTTGATTTGCCCGAACTAGATTTACGCCCCACCGAAACTAAGTATCTGCATAATGCTCTGGACGCAAGCCTGCCATTGCTGTCAACCTATTTAATTCATTTTTTCCTTTATTTGTTAATTTAGCTTCTGATTTTTCGTTAATCAAAAAATTGTTATCATATAAATCTTGCATAATATGTTCATATGGCGTTCTTCCGCATACAAAAGCGATTAAACCACCCAATCGGGTTATTTGTCCTTGTGATAATTTTCCACGATGAGCAATTTTAGTGATCATTACTTATCCTATTAATTTATTATATGTTTTATTTCCAACAATACCATCAGCAGTTAATCCGTTTTCCTCTTGCCATTCCATTACTTTCGCTCTTGTCACTCTGCCGAAATGGCCATCTGCATCAAGACCCAAAGCCTCTTGAATGTCTTTTACCTGATCGCCTGTACTGCCAACCTTTAAAAGAATTGGGCTTGGCTTTGGAACATATGTGCCATCAAGTATTTCTATGGCTCTAGCGTAATGATGTTTTCTGTCTTCAATGCCTATAGTCCCACCATTAACAAGCTTGGTCATAGTAACAATATCACCATCATCTGCCGATCTATTTATGTTTCTACTATCCCAATACCAACAGGCACTATGCAAAGCACCCATTTTTGTTTCTAAATATTCTATTGCTTCTGAAATTGCCATATTCATATCATTCGCAAATCTTGTGACGTTTGAACGGCCAGTTAATTGAATGACCCCTCGACCTCGAAATTTCCAGCCATCATTGCTTTCAGTATCACCATTTTTCATTCTATTGGCATATACTACGTTTGCTATGTCTTGAGGCTTTCTGTGATACTTCTCTGCATCTCTGCCAGCATTTTTGAAGTATTTAGGAAAGATTGCATTTAAACCTTTGGCTGAATAATTCAAATTTTCTTCTAAAACTTTAAAATTTAAACTCTCATGACCGCATTGTGCTATGAAACCAGCGATACGTGCTGGAGTATTTATTTCATATTCTGGCAATAACTTTTGCATTGGCTTTACCCAATCAGCCCAACTTGAATTTCCATGTAGTAAATCTTTTACTTGAACATCAGTAAGTATCATTTTCTATTCCTTTATTTCTCAATTTTTTTGAGTTTTTCGACTGATCTAAGACCACCTAATCCTAACATTCCCATCATTACAGTTAAAAGTGAACCCATATCAAAACTTGGTAATTCTGGAATTTCAACACCAGCCGCCGTAACCCCAAAGACTATAAGTGGTTGCAATACAAAATGATAAGCAAACGCAAATCCACAAACCCAACCGATAAATGGTCGCCAACCGCCCTTAAATAAAGACCCAGACGCGGCTTCTGCTTTGTTTATCTCAAGTTGCCCCATAAGCGCCTCTTGAGCGTGCTGGTCGGACATTGTGGCGATCTCATGAGCTAAAGCGGCCTTTTGATCTTTATCTTCAATAACTTTATCCAATAAACCTGTAACTGGTCCAATTAAACTTGCTAACATTATTGCATTCTCCTTTTATCAAGTAATTCTTGCAAATCCTTTTTCTTAGTACCGCCATCATACATCCACGCGAAACCTTCATCTATGAGCATTTGATTTAAAGATACTGTTGCATCAGGGTTCATATATAAATACCCAATCATTCTTCCAAATTTACCATCTTTTTCAGTTCTAACAATTAATTTATCAGCGTTCATGATTAAGCTTTTGAGATAATCTTTAGCTTGCAGACCTAGTTTCTTTTCTTCCAAGTCTCTAGTTCTACTTTCTGGTGTATCTATACCACCCAAACGAACTCGTTCTTTTTTAGTCAAATCAAAGCCTAGATCAATTTCTACATCTACAGTATCACCATCAACGACTTTTAAGACATTTTTTACAAAGTATTGATACATAATTAATCACCATTTTTTGACTTAGAGCCACCCATTTTAGTAACACCAAAGAAAACACCCACTACGCCAGCAACACTTAGGAAGTATATACTGGCCATATCACCGATTATGTTTGCGGCTTTGTCTAATCCTAATCCGCTGGTGATAACTACCCCTGCTGGATATAGTAACATGCCCCATAAACAGAACCAAGCCATCTTGCGCTGGGCATCCCTTTGTGCATCGTCATCGAGCATTTTTAAGCGCTTATCTTCAAATGCCATTCTATCCCATTCAGCTTGATCAATTGTACCATTGCCATCCAAATCAGCTTTTTCAAATTCAGTCATTTTTTTACTCCTAATTTGCCAAGGGATTATCTAAAGCCCTTTGCACTAATTTTTCCAACCGAGCCTCTAGCTCTGCCATATCTCCTTTTTGAGTGCTTCTTAGCTGTTCTCTTTGTGTTTCAAAGCGCCTAGAAGCTTTATCAATCATATCTCGCGCATCATCTAAAACATTACGAACTAATTGTTCAGTTCTATCCGACTGTTTTTCCAATCTGAGAATGTCATTTCTCAAATTATTTTTAATGTCACGGGTATAATCTATCCCTTGTTCTGATTTTTCCGTTAATGCTGTTATCTTATTATCTATAAACCTAATTTCAGCCTGATATTCATCCAAATCAAGACCAGCAACAGCCTCGACCTTCTGCCACATCAGGAAACCGCCATATAAAGTTCCTGTAATAGTGCTTAGAAACGCAAGTATAGCCATAATTGACCCAAAAGTCAGCTTAAAACCACCAACTTTGACTTTTTTATCAGTCAATCCATCAATTTCATCTGCAATTTTTGTTGTATCAACCATCAGTCCTCAAACTCCAAATCTTCGGTTTGCAAATTTTTAAGCGCTTCAATTTCATCACGTAACTTTTGTATTTCCAATCTGCGCTGTGCCAGCTCTATTTGGTATAAATCATTACAATTGATACGCGCTTTTGGCTTATCCAGTGGAATAACTATTCGAGCATATACACCTATATCTCGCCCTTTGCTGTTTGTATCTAATCCAGAAAGAACACCTGTAACGCCATATTCAAGATTAACTCCACCACCTACAGAATTGCTACATCTCATACTTCCTGTGGAGAAACTATCTGACTGATAATTCATTGGTGGACTTGGCAAAGCAAGTGACAAAGAACTGTTCTCTGCCGTTGCTACGTTAGCCAATAAACATAATATAAATACTAATCTCATAGTGGTTCTCCACCTAATTTTGAGCATACTAAAGACGATACTACCGCCCTCGATTTATTTGATTTTAAAATTTTTGATGCAGTACAAATATAAACTGCCTTATTTAAATCAGATTTTCTTAGATAAACATCAAAATCTACTTTTTCTTGATAATCTATTTTTATTATTTTGCGTTTTGTGGTAAAATCCATTTCTTCAAAATTCTGGTCAAAAAGACCAACTTCATAATAATTTATTTCTTTTCGCCTGTTCAATATCTGTAATTGAACTTTAACTATGCCTTCTACATGAGAAGGTAATATTCTTGGATATGCTGGGGTTTGCTCATGTGATTGAGCATTATCTCCCAACATAAACCCAAGAATGGTAAATAATATTACTTTGGTATACACGTTGCTACTACTGAAGCGGTATATGTACCCCCAGAAAAAGGTTTAGCTTGTCCATAGACTGCACTTGAAGCTGTAGAAAACCAAGTAGAACCAGCCAATGTCAAATTGAATATGGTCGTACTGTCCACCACAGTTTTTGCGGCTTCATATGCTGACATTCCAGAAACAGATGTTTGCGTGACGCTTGTGCTACCTGTCCAAGCAACTGTATCGTTAAGTGTTGGCGATGAACTAAAAGATGTTGGATGTGTTATATTGGCTGTGTAAGCATCAGCTATAGAAACATCATATCTAATTACAGGTAAAACCCCACCATCTGCTGGTGTTGTGCTTAATTTGCTGGCAATAGGGTTTCCATATACCCCAGATTTAGTTGTTTGTATTACACATTTCGCCTCAACAGTGCCAACTATGTCAACATCAGCGATTGCTGGGCAAGCCAGTAATATAAAAATTGTACTTAAATATTTCATCATTCTTTTCCTTTTAATCATATTGCAAGTCTACTAATTGATTATGCAGAAGTTGCTGTGCTAAATTATTTCTTAAACCTTTTTTATTATCTGGCAAATTACCACCATTTAAAGTGACTGTATCCTTATATATACCACCATTAATCTTAGAATTATAGTACATGTCTATATTCGTTTGTCCATTCATAGCACTGATGATTTGAGACTGCCCTTGCTCAAGGCTTAGTGTTAATGCATTTTCAGCTTGGGCTAGACCTAATTCAATCCTTGTTTCTCTTTCTTCATCTTCATCTTCATCACGTTTTTTTTCGTCTTCATCGTAATCAGCGTCAGCTTTTACTTCTATATTATCAACAACAGCATCATCGTCTAAAGCGTTATAAATCTCATATTCAATAACAGGCGGAACTGGTTTTCTATACCCTGCACATGATGGGTCAGCTTGTGGGTCAAAGCATTTATCAAGCCTGTAACTATATATAACTATAGCATCTTTGACTTCACCTGTTCCTTCAACTTCGATTGAGCCATTACCCCAATGTGATGATGGAATGTTGGGCAATGAAAAAGATTTAGCAATTGTATTGCTTGGAACTCCAGACCAATCGTCTGTTTCTTTAAATGTGTATCCATCGCCGTTAGCATTTAAATTCCCAACATGAACAAGCATGTCATCTTCTGGATTTTTTACAGTTGTATATTTATAAATCAGCCCATTTACATCTAAGCCAATACCTTCTGGCAAAACATTAGCCATAGTCCAGCTTAAAGAACTCCCAGCGGCGTTTCCTGATGTTCCGTATGTGTATGGCTCACATTGCGAGTAAGAAGGCCAGAGTGCTAAGAATAACGCCCAAGCCAATCTTTGTTTCTGTATTATCATCAAATATATTCCTCATTGGACTATTTTGCTCATACTCAATTTGATCTTCAACTTTTTGCATTTCCCAAGCTAACCTAGCCTTATCCCCCACCAATCCATCCTTGGGACAGGGCGTGCCAGCATTAAGCATGGCTTCAAAAACGACAGGGTCACTGCACATAATTGAGACAGCGCTCACCCTCATGCCCATGTCATACATAATGGAAGCTTTTTTTAGTAACAGGCAATTTTCTTCCGTAAATGTTGTCCCTGCGCTGATACCTAATATCTGCGTTTGAACTGCGCCAGCAACACCCACAGTACATAAATCTGAATTACTGTTGCTGATATTTGGACTAATGGCTGATGGTGGTGGGCTGTTTACAGTTGTATCCATTGAGCCATTTGAAGTTACAGTAGAAGTGCTTTCAGTAACTATAGGGTCATCTGCGCGTGCAAGATTGCCTATTAAAAATCCAATTAAAACTAATATAAAAAATAATAAAATCCTCATTATAAACCCCTCCTAGAGCTATAATCTTGATTTAAACTCCGACCAGACTGCAAATGAAACAAATCCAAGTACAAATAGTGTACCCCATCTGACAGCAGTTTTCCAAACTGAGCTTTTGGTTTGTCTCCAACCTTCAAGCAAATCACGCAATTCTTTTACATCATGCACAGCGTTTTCGTCGTGCAAGCCAATTCTTGACAACGCTCTATCAGAACCTTTTTCAGCGGCTTCTAATATGAGAGCCTTTAATTCAGTTCGTGTTATACCATGCATTTCTTCACCATTAGGCAATGTCATCTGTTATTTCTACCTCTACAAAGCGATTATTAGGGAATGTTTCAATTTCACCGCCAGCAAAAGTTACTTCAAATTCAGCCTCGTATGACCCGATTGAATCTGTATCGGCTGGTATCCAATTATAATAAACAATTCCATTATCTGCATCTTCCACAACAGCCGTTGCATCTACTTTAGCATTAGTTTCTCCTGTTGCCCTCATATGAAATCTTATGCTTGCACCAGTTAAATCAACAGCCGCATCTAAGCCATCTTTTAAGGTAGCTTTTAATGCTGGTGAGGTATCATTTTGTTTTATAAAGAACGCCATATTATATCCTTACTTGTTTTATGCTACTAATTCAACTTTATTTGGTTTACTATTAATAACACATCTATTTGATGATTTCATAGTTAATTCTACAAAAGACTGACTTTCTGCTTCAGTTGCTATCCTACCAAGAGCCGCATCATATAAAATTATTGGTATAATCGGCACTCCAGAGATTAATTCTCCAGTAGCAAAATTATATATCAAACCAAATTGCGGTTCACCTGATATTGGAGGACTAGATGTTATGTTATCAGCGCTAAATGTATGCCCTTGAGTGATTGAACTTGATGATACGACAGGTTGTTGTGCGCTTATATTATCAGCAGTAAGTGTTTCATCCTCAAACATTGTCGCATTACTAACAACAGATGGGGCTGTATTTATGTTTGCTGTTGTAAATATGTTTGTTTCTATAATTGATGTTATATTAACTAATGGCTCATTAGTAAGAATACCTATAGCAGTTAATTCATGTTCTTGCTCAATATCAGAACTTTCAACATCAGCCGCACCAGTGTTTATATTTGATGCTTGGAATATATTTTCTTCCGTAATATCTGCATCTGAAACGCTGGGAATTTGAGTTTCAAGGTTAGGCGCTGTAAATGTTTCTCTTTCACTTACAAATTGATCTGGAATATCAGGCGCTCCAGAAAGCAATTCTGATGTTCCAAAATTATGTCCTTGAATAATTGTAGAACCATAGATTTCAACTGCTGGCGTTGTTATTGGTACAGCAGTAAATGTTTCTTGTTCAGATATGCCGTGATCAGGTACGCTAGGCGCTCCACTGAGAAGCTCTGGAGTTGTAATGATATGCACTTGCAATATTGGATTAGTGCCTACTGTGGGGGCTTCTGTGTCCAAGTTAGGCGCATTGAAGGTTTCTTCTTCTGAAACAGATAAGGCTGGTACATCTGGCGCTATTGTTATTAGCTCACCTGTACTGAAAGCATGTCTTTGATCAAGGACTAGCTGTGGTAAATCTGGTCTATTTGAAATTAACTCAAATGTAGAGAAAGTTTCATCCTCTGACATATTTGCTTCTGATGGAACTGGGGCTTGTGTAGAGATAGATAGATCAGTAAATACATGATCTTGATTAATATTTGATGCAGATAAAATAGGCTGTGAAGATATTAATCCGTTAGGTGTAAGTACATTATCTTGTATAAATACCGCTTCTGAAAGAATAGGTGCTTGTGTTGCAAGCTCATTCGTATTGAATGTTTCCTGTTCTGACATTGGTATGCTTGGTATATCAGGGTTTGCAGATATAAAGTTTGGAACATTAATATCTTGATCTTGATTTATAGTTGCAGTTCCAAGAACTGGGCTTTGAGATAATAAATCTGCGGCGGTTAAATTTTCGCCTTCTGACATATTAACTGCATCTACATCTGGTGCATTTGTCGTTATGTCTAAAGCGCTTAATACTGCTACTAAATTAAATGCTATTTCAGGTACTATAGGTGCGCCCAGAGTAATCCCAACTCCAGTAAATACATTGCCTTCTGTTATATCTGAGTTACCAATAACAGGACTAGATGAGGTTATTCCAACAGCACTAAGCTCATAGTTTTCAGTACCAGCATCAGCAAAAGGTGAACTTGCAAAGGGACTAGCACCAAAAGACATTTAGAAACTCCTATTTACTTATTGCATATATATCATGTTTTTCAGTCCAAACCAAATAGCCATTTTCCTCTATTTTCTTGGAAAGCGCTATATCATCCACATGTTTATGCTCTACTTTGATTATTTTTGGCTTAACATTAAAAGAATAATTTAAAAATATATTTAACTCATGACCTTCTGCGTCTACTTTTAGAAAATCTACTTCTTTAATATCATAAAGCAAATCATCTAATGTCATAGAATTAACTGTTATCTTTTCATTAAAATCACCAACTCTATCAGGATGTGTACTTAACTTATAACCAATATGATTATCAGAAATAATATGTGAACATCCCTTTAGCCAACCTCGATCATCTCTAGCAACAACCATATCTACTTCACCATTTACATCAGAAATAGCATATTCCATGACGTGTACTGGATAATCTCTATAAATATCACTAATTCTTTTATTTAAATATGGAACAGGCTCTACACAAAACCCTTTCCAGCCAGCTTGTGCAAGCGGTAAGCAAGTATCAAAATCAGCAGAACCTATTTCAACAAAAGTTTTAACCATTTACGTCTCCGCTATATCTGCTTGTCCACATAGTTAGGCTGTATTTTACACCAGATTTTAATTCATTTACATAATGACCATGTGTTACTTGTGCTGGGAATAAGATACATTGACCATTTTTTACGTTAATATTTGAAAAATCCTGTCTTGGAAAAATTAATTCTGCACCTTCATAATTGCCATTGAGCTTTACGCTACCAGTTACCAAAGATGCATCTGTGTGTAATGCCAGAGAAGTTTGTGTATCCGTTGTATATCTCATAGTAAAAGCGTCTCTAAGGCCATAGTGTTCCATTGGTGGCCAAAACTTTTCAGAAATTTTACCTAATTTTTCGTGCCAAAGTCTTTCGTACTCATGCCAAAGACCCAATTCACGCAATCTTATTTCTTGCGCTGGGAATTTATCGCCTTCCATTTTCCCCCAATTTCCACGACTTTCAGACTTATCTATTAGAAATTTACATTGATTTTCAGTTAAAAAATCTGTCACCAATATATCTTTAGCAACTTCCTCATAATTTAAGGTCAAATAATATGGGCTTACAACTTCGGCTTCTGGGTTAGTAAATCCAAATTTACTTGCCATCTCCAAAAAGTATTCTTTAGCATCATTACCGCCATTGCCGTGATATATACAACCGCAACAGCTTGTATCTGTATTCCATAACTGATTGTTAACAACCTTAACATCTTTATCATGATTTTGGAAAATATAAGCCTCAAAGTCTAAAAGAACGCTATAATCTGTCTCAACTCCAAACATAGCTAAGTATCTTTGTTGACAATAAAGTTGATCATCACCATTTGCTGGTTCTTTTATTGGCAATGAAATGAAGCTATGTAAGGCTTTTGCAGTACCTATATAGCAACCGCTATTTAAATATTTATATTTTGTACCTGTATCTGACCATTTATTTTCTGTGTTTTTGTCAGGCCAACATTCACTTTCTGCCCCGAATACAATATCAGCGCCCATTTGCTGATACCTTTCGAGTACATTTAAAGGGCTATCTGCAAAGAATGTATCATATCCATCTAAATACAAAATGACTGCATCATCTGGCGCGGTTGCAAGGTATTCATTGATCAATTGTATCTTTGGCATACCAGCAAGACCTTCCATTGGGTCACGCCAAGGGTGATCTTTACCAATATTAACAACTTCTACACCATATTTTTTTGCTGATTGCTCTAGCGCCCACATTTTTTCTGGTTCTGTTGCAACTGTAATTATACGAAAATCAATATCTTTGCCTTCTAGCATTTCTGTATCCTCTATGGTTGATGGTCTAACTGACCTTGGTATTTGATCTACAATCGGTGTTTTATAGAAGTAATTCTTTTTATTTTTTAGCTTTTTTGGAAGCCACTCATCAACAGGTATGATAGCTTTACTATAACCATCTATTAGGTACTTGGCAATTTCTGGTGTTATAGCATATGCGTGTGCATTATACCAATAACCCAAAGAATTTAGCCTATACCCAAGCCAAACGCTATCGTGATCTCTTAATAAATTGTCTATTTCTTCTGTATCAATGCCATGTATAACAACATCTTCTTCAAGAATAATGCCACTTTTACCGCTATCAACAATTTTTTGCCAAACTCTTAAATGACTTACTGCACAGGCAAATTCACCTTTTAAAATATGTCTTTTATGTAATGGGTCAATCCATGAGCTATTAGGTTTGCATTGAGAATTTACAATTGCCTGTCGCCATGTATATTTTCTCCCATCAAATGCATCACCATTTAAAGATATTTGATGAATTATTGACATTTTTTATTAAAAAATATCGAATATATTAGGGTACAAATTCTACCCATTCTTCATTTTCCTCATCCCACAGAAATATTTTATCTCCATCAACAGGTATGGGTTGGGGTGCTTCCCACGTATAAGTTTCAGTATTTAAGACCCACCCTTTAAATGTAGGTTCACTGTAAAACGCATCATTCTCTTTATCATAGTTTCCTCCAGTAGATGCAAAATTCATTCTCAAAGGTGTTCCACCTAAAACATGAATTCCCCCGTGAGTGTTGTAGGATGTTTTTATCCACTCACCAGCACTGTCATCCACAAAGTTATCAAAGAAATCTGCTTCAGCTACTATAACTTTTAGAACTTTACCTTCTAATACTTTTGCATAGTGTCCCATTTTTTTTCCTATCCGTCGTAAACAAATGAACCTGATGATGTAAATGTATGATACTGGTAGCCCCCAGATGATGTTATTGTTCCTCCAGTTGCTTGAGCAGAGCTTGCTTGATACTTAATTATTACTACTCCACTACCACCAGTATTGCCCGTATTGAAATTATTATAACTATTAGCACCGCCGCCGCCACCTAAATATGCAGTGCCAGCAATTCCTGTAGCACCAGCCTGACCGCCGCCGCCGCCGCCGCCAGAACCGCCAGAAGTGTATCCACTACCAACCCATATACCTCCACCACCGCCACCAGCGTAAATTGTATTATTTCCTGACCAAGTAATACCAGCACCGCCAGCCGCACCATATCGACCACCAGCCGCTGTAGCACCGCCGCCAGCACCGCCATAATAAACTGGGTGTCCACCATCACCTTGCGCTCCAGCATTACCTTGTCCAGTTGTTCCAGCACCACCAGCACCACTGTAGTTAGTACCTCCGCCACCAGAACCACCAGCCGCACCAGCCGCACTATTATTAAAGCCGTTTGCGCCTTTACCGCCACCTATTGCGGTATTAGCAAAGAAAAAACTATTAGCACCATTAGAACTACTACCGCCAGCTCCTACTGTTACTGTGTAAGTATTTGGAGATAACTCTTCACCTGTGAGAATTATATATCCACCAGCACCGCCGCCGCCACCGATATGAGTACCACCAGCACCGCCGCCAGCAACAATTATAGCATCAATAGTTAATTTAGGTGCAGTTGGAAATGTATACCATGCCCCATTATCCCTTCTATAACTAGCGTTTGTAACTGTGTTGTAATACATCATGCCATTTTGAGGATTAGAAGGCGCACTAGACAAGTTAGCTAATCTTATTGTGCTATTAAGTGTTACAGCACCTGTAAAAGTACCGCCCCCGAAAGGATTACCACTTGAACCTGTGTTACCAAGTTCACCTTTTTGTCCTTTAGAGCCTGTAGAACCAGTGCTTCCTGTAGAGCCTGTTGAACCAGTATTGCCTGTTTGCCCCTTTTGGCCTTTCTGACCTTTCTGACCCTTTTGCCCAGTTGAGCCAGTATTACCTGTAGAGCCTGTGTTACCAGTATTTCCTGTTTGGCCTTTTTGACCTTTCTGACCAGTGCTTCCTGTTGAACCTGTTGAACCTGTAGAGCCAGTTGAACCAGTTTGCCCTTTCTGGCCTTTAGCACCAGTACCGCCTGTACTACCTGTAGAACCTGTCTGTCCTTTTTGTCCTTTAGAACCATTCGAACCAGATGAACCAGTTGCTCCGACTTCGCCTTTTTGACCCTTACTACCAGTAGAGCCAGTATTTCCATCCTCACCTTTTTGCCCCTTAGAACCTGTAGCGCCAACGCCGCCAGTGCTACCTGTTGCCCCAGTATTTCCAGTAAGCCCCTGTATGCCCTGATTACCCTGTATGCCTTGTTCACCCTTCTGGCCTTTAGAACCGCCAGCACCAGTGCTTCCTGTAGCTCCTGTTTGGCCTTTTTGACCTTTAGCTCCTGTAGACCCAGTGCTTCCTGTTGCGCCAACTTCACCTTTCTGGCCTTTTGAACCTGTCGAGCCGCCAGCACCAGTTGCACCAATCTCGCCTTTCTGACCCTTT